GCCTCGTTGTTCCCGAATCTGACCTATCAGCCCTATCTCAAGATGATGAACCAGACCACGAAAGTCTGGCATGTCGAAGCTGTCTCTCCGGCCTGCCGCACATTGCGGGAGGCCATCCAAGAACGATTTGGCGGACGGGATTTTTCAATCCGCGCCATTGCCTGAAACCACCACTACCCACCCATCACCAGATCCTAATCTTATGAGTCCAAAAACTGACGTTGTCCTCCACGGCGAATGCATGTGCTTCGCCTCCGAAATCCCCGCCGCCGCGACACCTCTCGTGGTGGACGGCCCTTATCTCATCGTGGCCGACAGCGAGACCACGGGAAACCATCACGTGGTGGACCGCAAGAAAGGCGTCGAGTTCCTGGAACACGAAGGCCGGCGGTTCATGCGCAACACCGTGCCAACCAAGATCCGCTGCCTCCACCCGCAGCGGCACGATGAAATTACCCTGGAGCCCGGCCAGTGGGAATTCGGCACCCAGCAGGAATACGACCCCTTCGCTGAGAACATGCGGAACGTGCGCGACTGAGACTGAAACCCATCACCCGACAGCCCCATGCGAAATATCTCCTTCTCCCTGACGGAACGCCAGTTCCTGGACCACTCCAAGGACGTGACCCGGCGGCTTGGCTTCCTGGACGCGAAACCTGGCGAACTACTTCGAGCCATCCGCAAGGGCATGGGCTTGAAGAAAGGGGAGAAGGTGGAACCGCTGGGGCTGATTCGGATCGTGTCACTCGTGGTGGAACCACTCAACCGGATGACGGAAGAGCCGATCTACGGGGATGAGGAATGCCGACGCGAAGGCTATCCGGAAAAGACCCCTGCCCAATTCGTGAAGCTGTTTTGCCAAGCCCAGAACTGCAAACCGGAGACGGAAATCACCCGGATCCAGTTCGAACACGTCACAGGAGAAAGGAGCACCAATGCCTCGTGAACTGAAACTACCGCTCAAGCGCCAGGATGAACCGGAGTTTTTCGCCCGCTTGGATGAGCAGACTTCGGGGAATGACCGATACCTGCAGTTCCTAAAGGGCAAGGTCAAGCCGGTCGAGATGTGCGGCTTCGTGATCGATGAGGCCGAAGTGAATCCCATCCTCAAGCCCCACCAGCGTGCGATCGTGAAATGGAATGTGGCCGGTGGCCGGCGCGCCTGCTTCGCGGCATTCGGGCTGGGTAAGAGCATCATCCAACTCGAAACGGTGCGGCTCACCCGCCAGCGTGCCGGCGGATTCGGCCTGATCGTGATACCCCTCGGTGTCCGCTACGAGTTCGCCCGCGATGCCGCCATGCTGGGAGTGCCGGTGAAGTTCATCCGTTCCTTTGACGAGGTGGAGGACCAGGAGACGATCTATCTCACCAACTACGAAACCATCCGGGACGGGAAGATCCACCCGACTCTGTTCACGGTGGCTTCGCTGGACGAGGCGAGCGTGCTCCGCGGCTTTGGTGGCACGAAAACCTTCCGGGAGTTCATGCGCCTGTTTACGGGCGACAGCGGCCCCACCCGGAAGGAAACCACCGGCCGGCGCGTCATTCATCGCTTCGTGGCCACGGCGACGCCCTCGCCGAACGACTACATCGAGCTTCTGGCCTATGCGGCGTTCCTCGGCATCATGGATGTTAGCCAGGCGAAGACGCGGTTTTTCAAGCGCGACTCGACCAAGGCCGACGTGCTCACGCTGCATCCGCACAAGGAGCGGGAATTCTGGCTGTGGGTTTCATCGTGGGCGATCTTCGTCCAGAAACCTTCTGACCTCGGGTTTTCCGATGATGGCTACGACCTGCCACCGCTGGAAATCCACTGGCACGAGGTCCAGACCGACCACAAGGGCGCTGGCTATGATCGGAGCGGCCAAGGCCGGCTAATCCGCGATGCCGCCGCCGGGCTCCAGGAAGCGGCTAAGGAGAAGCGTGACAGCCTGCCGGCCCGGATCGCCAAGATGATGGAACTGCGCGAGATCGATCCCGCGGCGCATCGGATCCTCTGGCACGATCTGGAAGCGGAGCGTGAAGCGATCGAGGCCGCGATCCCTGGCATCACGACCGTGCGCGGCGCCGACACCGATGATCACAAGGAGCAATCCATCATTGGCTTTTCCAACGGTGACTTTCCCGAGCTGGCCGGAAAACCCTGCATGCTCGGCTCCGGGGTGAACTTCCAGCGCCACTGCGCATGGGCGATCTACACGGGGATCGGCTTCAAATTCAACGATTTCATCCAGTCGATTCACCGCCTGCTGCGGTTCCTGCAGCTTCGCCGGGTGCGGATCGATCTGATCTACACGGAGGCCGAGCGCGGCATCCGCAAGCAGCTCGAACGGAAGTGGGCACAACACATCAAACAGGTTCAAGTCATGACCGACATCATCAAGGAATTCGGCCTTTCACAGGCGGCAATGGCAGAGACTCTCACCCGCAAGCTGGGGGTGGAACGCGTGGAAATCACCGGAGAGCGGTATCGCCTGGTCAACAATGACTGCATCCTCGAATCGAAAGGCGTACCAACCGACAGCGTCGGCCTGGTGCTGACATCGATCCCGTTCTCCACCCAATACGAGTATTCCCCGAACTACGCCGACCTCGGCCACAGCGACGGGAATGTGGAGTTTTTCAAGCAGATGGATTTCCTCACGCCCGAGCTGCTGCGGATGCTGAAGCCCGGGCGGGTCGCCGCCATTCACGTGAAGGACCGCATCGTGCCAGGCGGCATGACCGGCCTCGGCTTTCAGACGGTCTATCCGTTCCACTGCCGGTGCATCGAGCACTACGTGGCCCATGGCTTCGCCTACCTCGGCATGAAGACGATTGTCACCGACGTGGTCCGGGAAAACAACCAGACCTATCGGCTCGGGTGGACCGAGCAATGCAAGGACGGGAGCAAAATGGGCGTGGGCATGCCGGAATACCTGCTGCTGTTCCGCAAGCCGCCGACTGACACCTCCAACAGCTACGCGGACGAACCGGTGCTGAAAGCCAAGAAGAAGTGGAACGACGAAACCGGCGATTGGGACAACGCCGCCGGCTATTCACGCTCCCGGTGGCAGGCGGATGCCCATGGCTTCTCCCGATCGAGTGGTGACCGGCTGCTGACGCCCGAGGAGCTGATGGCGCTATCACATTCCGATATCTTCAAGGTGTTCCGGGATTACTCGCTGAGCGATGTCTATAACTTCGAGCATCACGTGAAGATCAGCGAGGAGCTGGAAAAGACCGGTCGCCTGCCCTCGAATTTCATGCTGCTGCAACCGCAAAGCTGGACTGATGAGGTATGGACCGACATCACGCGGATGCTCACGCTGAATGGTGCCCAATCCGCCAAGGGCAAGGAAGGCCACCTCTGCCCGATGCAGTTCGACCTGGCTGATCGGGTCATCGAGCAATTCAGCATGCCTGGCGAGACCGTACTGGATCCCTTCGGCGGTCTGATGACGGTCCCCTACCGGGCGATCCTGAAAAAGCGCTTCGGGATCGGCTTCGAGCTTTCTCCGAGCTACTTCATCGACGGTGCCAACTACTGCGCGGCCGCTGCTGCCGAGGTGGACATGCCCTCGCTGCTTGACCTGTTGGATGAAAGGGGTGCGGCGTGAAAGAAGACCAACCCCTTCACGAAAGGAAACCCTTCGGTTACCCATTTCCAGCGGCAGCCCTTGAGATGTTCGTGCATCCCGGTGGCGAACCTGAGCTTGAATCGGCATTTTCGATCGCTGGAGTGACGTATGGGTTCAATGGCTTTCTCGCCCTGCGGGTGCACAGCCACCTGGCCGAGCAACCACTGGAGAATCCCTCGGCCGCGTCGCGGGTGCTGGCGCTCCCATGGGCACGGTTGGAGGCACTGCCCGACAAGTCGCCGCGCTGGTCGCCGCTCGACGATGCCAGCGGCCCGCTGTGGCGCTACGGCCCACGGCCGATCTGGGAACGCACCACGCGCCGGTATCACCTGCGGACACTGCCAGCGGTGGAAGTGGGTTTAGCGGCCGTGACGACGCTGCCACTGATGCAACTGCTGGCCCGGCTGCCGCGTGCCCGCGTGTGGACTGACAACAAGCTCACCGATCCGATCTTTTGCCGGTGGAACGGTGGCGACGCGATCATCCTGCCGCTGCCGGATTTCGTGGAAAGCCGGATGTTCCCGAGCTTCCGCATCCTTTCGCCACCAAAGGACTATGCAACCGGTGCGGCGAAGTATCCCGACCCACTGCCACCAGGGCGACCGTTGGCCGGCTCGAAACCGACGCCGCCGGCGAAGCCATCGGAAATCCACTACGACGATCTCCCGACCATTGTCCACGACTGAGCAGATGAACGACCTTTTCAAATCGAGCGACGCGCGTTTCAGCCTCTGTCGGAAATACCGGTATGAGCTTTGGCGACGCTGGGATTCCAGCCAGCCCTACGCCCTCTTCATTTGCCTGAATCCAAGCACAGCGGATGAGAACGTGAATGATCCCACCGCCAGGCGCTGCATGCGCTACGCGGCTGATTGGGGTTTCGGTGCCTTGTGCATCGTCAACCTGTTCGCCTACCGGGCTACGAAGCCGGAAGAGATGACATGCGCCCGCGAGCCGGTCGGCGAGGGCAACGATGAAACGCTATTGCGCCTGGCCGCTGGTGCCGGCGTGATCGTCGCCGCGTGGGGTGCCCATGGCACGCATCAAGGCCGGGATGCCGAGGTGCTCAAGCTTCTCGCTGGCCAGCGGCTCCAATGTCTCGACAAGTGCCAAGGTGGCCAACCCAGGCACCCGCTCTACATGAGCAAGACGGCAGTGCTTCAACCTTATCCATGACATGGCAGATCTTCCTTTCATTCAATTTTTCGTAGCGGACTGGCTCCGCGATACCCGTGTGCTCACCTGCGAAGCAAAGGGCGCATGGGTGGACCTGATTTGCTATTCGTGGACCGCGCCTGAGCCGGGCGTGCTCTGCTTGCTGCCCGAGGCCTACGGGCGCATGCTTGGCCTCGATAAGAAGAAAACCACGGTGGTGTTAGACGAATTGGCATCCCTCGGCGTGTGTGATCGTGAGGATCTTCCCGATGGACGGATCAAGATCACGTGCCGGCGCGTGGTGAACGATCACTTCGAATTGCTGTCGACCAAGCAGGCACAAAGCGATGCCGGAAAGCGAGGGGCGGAGAAGAGATGGGGAAAGGGTGGCGATAGGCCACCTAATGGGGACCCTAATAGCCCCCCTATTCGCCACCCCAATAGCAATTCAGAATCCATAATTCAGAAACCAGAGGGGAGAAGATCAGAGCGCGCAAGCGCGCCGCCCCCGCCCCCAATTTCAGATTTGATTTCCGGAGGCCTGGCGAGGATGTGGCATGATGCCCCAACCGAACTCGACCCGTATGAGCTGACGTTAGCCGCTGCCGCGCTCCCGGTGCTTTCGCAGATCACCGAGGACGAATGGGACGGATGCGCCGCGTTCACCCGTGCTGACAACCGCAGCCGGGATCAGGACAAACTGTGGCCAAGGGATCGAGAGGACTTTCTCAAAAAGCCCGCCTCAGCGATCGCAAAGATTCGCAAGTGGTGGCGGAAGCAACCGAAAGCAAAGGCATCGGCTCCGGACAACATCGTGACGCTGCCACCGGCGGAGCAGGAGAGACCGGCCACACCTGACGAAATCAAGGAGATGCTCGCCGTGGCAAAGCGGCAAGGGAGGCCAGCATGACCGTCTCACCGATGCCGTGCGAATGTTGCGGAGAGGAAATCCCCGCCGGCTCGATCTTCGGGATCGATAAGGCCATCGGCACGGTATGCTTCGATTGCATGGAGGCTCTGGACGGTGTGCCCGCCGCGCTCCTACAGGCAGGCATGGAGCGTATCTACTTGAGCCCGTGCCCGGATAACGATTAGAAACGACCATCCGATATGGGATACTTTTTCACATGGGATCCGCCTCCACGTTCGCAGCCTGCCAGCGTGCCACTTTCAGTGGCCGCGTGGTGCAATAAGGAATTGGCGCAGCCGATCAAGAGTGACGGTCCCGTTCTGCGCGCTAGACCGGAAGATTGCAGTGTTGGCGACTTCATTCCTTTTGAAGCTCTTCCGGGACCACAACACTACTCCCATTATTGTTTCATGCCACCTTGGAAGGCCTCGCCGAAGTGGGATGATTTTAGCTCGGGTTATTCGCAAGCTGAATCCCCTGCCATGCCGCCCTGGCATTTCGTCAAGGAGTCGTTGCAAGTGGCCGAAGATGGGCGGTCTATGTGGGTCTGGAAGCGCATCGCATAGGCCCCTGGCCTTAGCGTTCCCGCCCACCACACCCCCAAGGATGGGCGTTGCATCCTGCAATTATTTTGGGTCCTTCCGGGGGTATGACCCTCGGGGTGTCCTGTCCCGCGACAAATCCCTAGCGCCAGGGTTGCCCGTTTCCCCACACACATGGAGGGCTCCGGTTGACAGCCGGGTGGCTTCCAAATGGAGGCCTGGACGATCGCTCAATGGGCTCGTGAGGTCGGAGGAGACCGGCACGAGTGGCAAAAACGCGTCGCTGCCGCCGAGATCGCACCGGTCGGAGAGTCCACCGGTAAGGCATCCGGCGGGAAAACCTACCGCGTCCGGGACCTCTTCAACGTCGCAGTCGGCGGCGACATCGAGCGTGAGCGTCTCCGCAAAACCAAAGAGGAAGCCGACAAGCTCGCCCTCGGCAACGCCAAGATGCGCGGCGAGCTGGTGGAAATCGAGGTGGTCAAGCGCCTCGGCGAGCGCGTGTTCGTCGCCCTGCGCAACCGCATTCTCAACCTGCCGCTGCTCGACGAGGAAAAGGACAAATGCCTCCGTGAGATCCTCGCGCTTGGCGAGATCGACTGGAGCAAATGAGCGACGAGCAGGCATCCCCGCTCGAACGCACCCAGGCGGCTGAAGCCGTCCGGACGATCACCGGCTATTGGTTCGGAATCTTCGAGCCGCCACCGCGCATGACCGTCTCGGAGTGGGCGAATGAGTTCCGCTATCTCAGCCCCGAGTCCTCCTCCAACTCCGGCAAGTACTCGTCCGACATGACGCCCTATGCCATCGAGTGGATGGACAGCGTCAACGACCCGGAAGCGACCGGCACCATCCTCATGGTGGCCTCCCAGCTCGGCAAAACCGAGGTGATCAACAACGTCGTCGGCTACTTCATCGATATCGAGCCCGCCCCGATCCTGTTGGTGCAACCGACGATCGAGCTTGCCGAGTCATGGTCGAAGGAACGCTTTGCCCCGATGATCCGGGACACGCCCGTGCTCACGGCGAAGGTGGCGGACTCGCGATCGAGGGACAGCGGCAATACCATTCTCCACAAGAGCTTTCCAGGCGGCAACATCGCCATGGCCGGTGCCAACGCACCCGCAGGTCTCGCCGGTCGTCCCCGCCGCGTGGTCCTCATGGACGAGGAAGACCGCTATCCCGCCAGCGCCGGCACCGAGGGCGACCCGGCCTCGCTGGCCATTCGTCGTACGGACACCTTCTGGAACCCAGTCGTCTTCGAAACGTCCACGCCCACGGTCAAAGGCCTGTCGCGTATCGAGGCCCGCTATGAGGAAAGCGACATGCGCCGGTGGCATTGCCGCTGCCCGCGCTGCACCTTCCAACAGGTCCTCACGTGGAACCAGGTGCGGTGGAAGGCAAAGGACGGTTCCGATGCCTCCTACGAGTGCGCAGGCTGCAAGGAGCAACTTACCGATGATGAACGCCGCATCATGGTGAAGGGTGGCCAGTGGATTGCCGAGTTCCCCGAGCGGACCTTGCGCGGCTACCACCTCAATGGCATTGCCTCACTCTTCCGCCACAAGAAGGGCTACAAGTCCCGCCTCCACCAGATGGTGGCGGAACACCTGTCCGCGAAGAAGAAGGGGAAGGAAGCCGAGCGCACGTGGGTGAACACGTTCCTGGCGGAAACCTACGAGGAGGAAGGCGAGGCCGTCGAGTGGGAGCCGCTCATGAAGCGCCGAGAGGCCTTCGGCGACAAGCTACCGCTCCGCGTTCAGGTCATCACGGCCGGTGTCGATTTCCAGGGAGACCGCATCGAGCTCGAAATCGTCGGCTGGAACGAGGACGAGGAATCGTGGTCGCTCGATTATGTCGTGATCGTCGGCAATCCCGAGAACAAGGCGACGCTCGAAGAGCTCGACCGGCACCTGAAACGAAAGTGGATCCATCCCTCCGGCGTGGAGATCGGCATCACGGCCGCGCTGGTGGACTCCGGGCACAAGACGAAGGTAGTTTACAACTTCTGCCGGCGCCGTGCCATGCGCCGCATCTTCGCGGTGAAGGGTGTCGGCGGTCCCGGCCTGCCCGTGCTGTCGCGGCCGAGCCGCATCGGCAGCCCGCGCACCACGCTCTACAAGGTCGGCACCGACACCGCGAAAGACTCCATCTATTCCCGACTCACCCTGCCCGAGCCCGGCCCTGGCTACTGCCACTTCCCCCACGATCGGGAGGAGGACTGGTTCCGCCAGCTCACCGTGGAGCGTCGCATCACGTCCTACATCAACGGCGTGCCATTCTCGCGCTTTGCCAACCCGAGCAAGGCCCGCAACGAAGCGCTCGACTGCCGCGTCTATGCAATGGGAGCTCTTGCCCAGGCGAACCCGAATTGGATCGCCATTGCCGAAAGCCTGGCCTTCGAGGCACCTCCGGAAGACCCAGGCTCGGCCGATCCCCCACCCCAGCCTCAGCTCCCTCTGATGCCGCCAGCTTCACCCCCACGGCGTCGCGGCGGAGGTGGCGGCGGCTTCGTGAACAACTGGTGATTGACATACACGACGGCGGGGAATGACCCGCTGTCTTCCCGCCCAACTCGTCACCGGCGATACCTGGAAATGGTCGCAGTCCCTCTGCGACTACAGCCCCAATCAGGGATGGGGTCTGGCCTATTCCTTCCGCGGCGGCTCACAGCTCGACGTCACCGGTACGCCGAATGGCTCCGGCGGCTGGGATTTCACCGTTTCTGCCGGCGACACGGCCGCGCTCGTGCCCGGCCAATACGCCTGGCAGGCGAGGGTAGAGCTTGATGGCGAGACCTACACGGCTGCCTCCGGAGTGATCACCCTGAAGGCCGGCCTAGCCTCGGTCACCACCCCGTTCGATACCCGCACCTCGGCCGAGAAGCAGCTCGCCGCCGTTGAGTCCGCCTTGGAGTCCCTACTCAGCAAGCAGAACGCGTCCGTCTCCTTTGGAGACCAGAGCTACTCCCTCCAGGACGTCGAGAAGCTGATGAACGTACGCGATCGCCTCCGCACCCAGGTAGCAGCGGAGAACGGCAACAGCAGGCCCAAGCAGATCCTCGTCACCTTCACGCGCCCATGAGCATCCTGTCCCGCATTTCCGACTACTTCCGCCGCGGCAAGGCCACGCGCAATTTCGATGCCGGCGTCTCCAACCGCCTCACGGCGGATTGGATCGTGGCGCCACTCTCCGCGGATGCCGCGATTGCCGGCGGGCGGCTGAATACCATCCGCAACCGCACCCGCGATCTGGAGCGGAACAACGAATGGGTGCGCGGCTTCCTGCGGATGCTGGAAAACAATGTCCTCGGGGAAAAAGGCATCGGCCTTCACATGCGGATCAAGGACCCGACCGGCAAGCCCGATCTGCTTGCCAATGACATGGTGCTGTCCGCCTTCATCCAGTGGGCGAAAACCGGTAACTGCACGCTGGATCGCCGTAGCTCGTGGCGGGATGTGCAGCGAATCGTCCTGCGCACCATCGCCCGCGATGGCGAGGTGCTCGTGCGCCGTGTCCGCACCAAGCTCGGCCTGCGTCTGCAGGTCATCGAGCCTGACTTGCTCGATCAGGATTACAGCGGCCTCTCGCCGGATGGGAATGAGATCCGCTTCGGCGTCGAGTTCGATTCCGACCGGGCCGTGGTCGCTTACTGGCTCCTCGGCAGCCATCCGGGAGACCTGATGTATTACAAGCAGCCGACCTATCAGCGCATCAGGATCCCCGAGAATGAAATTTACCATCTCTTCATTCCAGATCGCGTGGACCAGACGCGCGGTTTCCCCTGGCTGATCGCCTCCATGAAGGGGCTCCGGATGCTCGATGGCTACGCCGAGGCCGAGCTGGTCGCCGCCCGCACCGCTGCCAGCAAGATGGGCTTCTTCACCAAGAAGACGCCGGATGGCTACGCCGGTTATACCGGGAAGAATGGCGATCTTTCCATGAACGCCTCGCCCGGCGCGATCGAGGAATTGCCCGAGGGTGTCGAGTTTAAGGACTGGAATCCCACGCACCCGAATAGCGCTTACAATGACTTCGTGAAGGGTCGGCTCCGGGGCGTCGCCACCTCGCTTGGTATCTCCTACAACACCCTCGCCAGCGATCTGGAGAACGTGAATTTCTCCTCGATCCGCGCCGGACTGCTGGAAGAGCGTGAGCTTTGGAAAGCCCTTCAGCGCTGGCTGATCGAACACTTTTGCGAGCTCGTCTTCACCGACTGGCTTGAACTCGAATTGCTCCGCGGTGCCCTACCGCTGCCGTTCGCGAAGATGTGGAAGTTCAACATGCCGGAGTTCCACGGCCGCCGCTGGTCTTGGGTCGATCCGGAGAAGGATGTGAATGCGAACATTCTCGCCGTGCGCGCCGGCTTCACCTCCCAACGGCGGGTCATCGCCGAACAGGCCGGAGATATCGAAGACGTCTTTGAAGATCAGCAGGCCGATCAGGCCCTCGCGAAATCGAAGGGGCTCGTCTTCGTGGAGCTCACGGATCCGGCGAAGCCCGGCCCGCCGCCACTCGTGAAGCCAACCGCCGGTTGACAAGGAATCGCTTCGCAACGGTGAAACGACGCCCCTCCAATCCCTTCACGCGGTCACAGCCACAAGTGGTGGTCCAGACTCGCGCCTTGCCTCAGTCCGGGGAGACCTTCACCCGTGATTTTGAGATCGATTCGAACGCGATCGATATCCAGGCGCGCACCGTCGAGCTGTCGTTTTCGAGCGAGGCCCCGGTCGAGCGCTGGTTCGGCACGGAGATCCTCGATCACGGCCCGGGCGCGGTTCGCATGGCTCGGATCAACAACGGTGGACCACTACTGTTAGGCCACGATCTGGACGATCAGATCGGCGTCACCGTCACCGCCAGCATCAATAGCAAGACCAAGCGTGGCAAGGCCACCGTGCGCTTCAGCCGCTCCGCGCATGCGGAAGAGATCTTCCAGGACGTGATCGATGGTATCCGCCGATTGGTTTCGGTCGGCTACCGCATTTTCAAAACGGTAACCGAGACCAATGGCGGCGTGGAAACCGTCCGGGCGGTCGATTGGGAGCCCTATGAGATCAGCATCGTCCCGGTGCCTGCTGACGATTCCGTGGGAGTCGGCCGCAGTGATTCGAATCCCGCGAACCATAACCCCAATTCCACTTCGTTTATGAATCGCGCCCAACTCATCGCGGCCCTTCGCGCCCGCGGCATTTCCTTCTCGGACTCCGCAACCGATGCGGAGCTTCAAGGCCTCCTCAATCGCTCGCTTGCGACCGATCCCGTCGATCCTCCGACCCCGGCGGATCCTCCGACCCCGCCCAATCGCGGCCCCCCCGCCGAGCCCGTCACTGGCCAGCGTAACTTGGCCACGAATCCGACAGCGGTCGTGGTCAGTGAAGCGCCGCCCGCACCCTCTGGTGATTACACCTCCCATGCGAACCGGGCCATTGCCGCGGAGCGCCAGCGTTGCGCGGACATCCGCACGACTGCCGATGCTCTCACCCGCAACGGCATCACGATGGATGCCCAGCGCGCCATCAATGACGGCGTGTCCGCCGCTGAGTTCCAGCGCCAGGCCTTCGAGGCCCTGACCACCCGCCAGACCTCCTACGCCCCCGGGCGTGTGAGTGAAGGCGAGCGTCGGGATCTCGACCGCTTCTCGATCGTCCGCGGCCTCGGCCTGCTCATGCAGGGCCGTGCGCTCGACGGCATCGAAGGGGAACTGCAGGTGGAAGCCCAGAATGAAGCCCGCGCCAGCGGCATCAATCTGGAAGGTAACTTCCATATTCCGTCGATCGTGCTCAATCACGGCCGCCGCGACATGACGGCCACCGGTACCACCTCCACCACCGGTGACCAGGGCGGCACTACGATCCAGACCAACCTTGGTTCGTTCATCGAACTGCTCTACGCCCGCCTCGTGCTCCGAGGCCTCGGCGCACAGGTCCTGACCGGCCTGGTGGGGAACATCGACCTGCCACGCTTCGTCACCGGCGCCACCGTGGCCAACGCGACGGAAAATGCCACGGCTACCGAATCCAACCCCACCACCGGCCTGCTCAGCTTGCGCCCGCACCGCGCCACTACCTTCGTGGAAGTGTCGCAGCAGCTCATGACGCAGAGCAGCCAGTCCGTGGAAGGTTTGGTCCGCAATGACCTGCTGACCGCCCTGGCGCTCCTCATGGAAGCCCGTGCGATCAATGGTTCCGGTTCGTCCAATCAGCCGCTTGGCATCCTTGGCACCTCCGGTATCGGTTCCGTGGTCGGTGGCACCAATGGTGCGGCTCCTGACTGGAGCCACATCGTCGCCCTTGAAACGGCCGTCGCCACCAGCAATGCCGACATCGGCTCCCTTGGCTATCTCACCAATACCAAGGTCCGCGGCACGCTCAAGAACACCGCCAAGATGGGCAATACCACCGGCCTGGCCGTGTGGGGAGAAGGCTCCACCCCGCTCAATGGCTACGGCGCGGCCGTTACCACCCAGGTCCCGAGCGGACTCACCAAGGGCACCGCCTCCGGTAACTGCTCCGCGATCATCTTCGGAAACTTCTCCGACCTGATCCTCGCGCAGTGGGGCGGCATCTCGATCATGGCGAACCCCTACATCAAGGATACCGAGGGGCTCGTCCGCCTCACGATCAATGCCTACCACGATAACATCGCGCGCCGCCCGGCCTCGTTCTCGGCGATGCTCGATGCCCTCGCCGGTTAATCCCAACTCCAACCCCGCCGCCGGTCTCCCACGAGACCGGCGGCTTGCTTCCAACTCGAATCCGAAAAAATGAAAACCATTCTGATCACAGCCGCCTGCCTCATCGCCGGAGTCCATCACGATGCCGGTGAAGTCGTCATTGTCGATGAATCCAACGGTGACAGCGTCATCTCTGGCAACAAAGGCCGCCAGGTGCCGGACGGCAGCAAGCCCGAGGACTTCATCACCAACCGGGATACCCCCCCGGAGACTCGTGATCCGGTCGTTGCGCCGCCCGCTGCCCCACCCACCGGCAAGGGTGGCAAGGGAGGCTTGAAAGCCCAGCCCGACCCGGTGCCGCCCACCGATCCCGCCCCCGCCCCGGAACCAGCACCCGAGGCTCCAGCCGATCCGGCGTCTGACCCGGCTGAGGCGCCCGTGAATGACACGCCGCCCACGGTGTGAGCGTCCACGATGACTTGAAACAGGCCTACCTCGAACTGCGCTCGCAGTTTGGGGTAGGCATTACGTTTGGCACGGCCCCCGAAATCCAGGCGCTTGTCAGTGAAGCCGCCATGTCCCGTGAGCTGGTCACCGGCGGTGCCCAGGAGTCGGTGGACTATATCGCCCGCGTCCTGATCGAGGATCTTCCCGCAGAGCCTGTGTTAGGCTCGCCAGTGACCTACAGCGGCCTGCCCTTGAAGATTCACAAGCGCCTCAATCCCCAGAATCACCCCATCGGGGAATTCATGCTGATCTCGACCCGCCGTTAAAGCTCGCCGATCAGCTCCAACAGCGGAGCCAGATCATCCTTGAGCGCCGCCAACTGATCCTCATCCATGCCCGGCATGGTCTTCCGCAGCACGGTCACCAGCCGCGAGAGATGCGGGATGTGGTTGTCATGCCCCACGGCCGTTCCACGCTGCACAATCTCCTCCGGAGGCACGATCCGTGGCCGGTCACTGGCGATGCGGATCGAGGCCCGCAGCCTTCTAACCGACACCGGCCGCTCGTCGTTCACTCGTGGCGACACGAGCGAACCCCACTCGTCACGCTTCTCTTTCGGCAGCGGCGCAAGCGCCCGATGGTGTTCGAAAGACAGCAGCGGATTGCGTTCCTCAATCGGAATCGCCCTGGCCACCCAAGCATAGTTGTGCAGCGTCGTGCGGTCCAGACCGGTCGAATCGATCGCCTGATCATAGGCCTCGCTCGCATCCTTGCGGAACTTCCGGTCGCCGAAAATCAGCCAGTCACCGATACAGAACGCGGCAGCCCGCAGGCCGGTCCCAAATTGCTTGCCCATGTCCCGCCACGATTCGAACGGCGTGTCGGCAGGGAGGGCGAGGCCAAGCGAAAGGGCGGCGGAATCGGCGGCTTGAATCGGGAGCATGCCGTCCCCCATCACGTCAAACGGGAGAATCATGATTTCGCGATGCTTCGTAGCCTGGCCACCCGGCACCGTGCCCGGTTTTTCACCGGCCGCATCGCTCTAACCGGCGGGATGCCGAAGGTATCGCACAGCTCCACACAGCGCTTGGAGACCGCCGCGCGGGTCACTCCGTGAGTGCGGGCGATGTCCGCCATCGAAGACCCCTGGTAGCCGATCCCGGTCACCAGCGCCATGCATTCCACCCCCAGCGCCGGGTGCGGATCGGCTAACAGTTGACCCACGATCCGCCTTACCATCACCAGCGCGGAACGCTCCTGGCGCGCTCCCGTCTCGTCCTCCTCCGGCCGCGCTTGCGTCACCGGCACCCGTTGCCCGTTCTCCCAGCCGCTCCGCGCTGCTTGACACTCCATGCGCGGAGAATGGCTGCAAAGGTCCGCGGACTCAATAGTAAAGCGATCTTACAGGTCGAGGAGGACGGTGATATCGACCGCTACGGCGTCCACACGATCACCCGCGTCGAGATGGTCCCCGCCGAGCTCTTCGGAGACCTCCTCCGCCGCGTCGGCACGCTGCATCCTCGGTGGACTTCCATGGCGCTTTCAAAGGCCACCTGGAAGCTCGTGGAGGCCGGCACGTTCTATCGGATCACCTACATTTATGAGGGCTTCATTGGCTCGATTCCCGATGCTACCTATGAGTTCACCGGCGCACTCAGTGAGGAGCCAATTCAGACGCATGTGAATTTCGCGGACTTCGCGGGCACGCCTGCGTCCCCCTTGAATGGTGCCATCTTCCTGGATCCTGATACCGGAAAGCCCACCACGGACAACGCCAAGGGCGTGTTCTTCGAGTTCGCCGCGATGAGTGGCGATGCGACGAACGATCTCGCGGGCGTCTCCAGCTACGAAAGCCGCGGTGGCACCTTCACGGAAGTCTCGTTTGCCACCAACCGCCCGAGCGACCTTGGCAATCTAGGCACCATCGCTACTCCGTCCGGTCCCCATCCCTCCGGTGGTGCCGGCCGGAACTACCTCTATGCCGAGATATCCTACCGCCAACGCGGCTTCATTTTCGAAATCCGCAAGAGCTGGAAACTCTCCGGCCGCAACGGATGGAACACCAAGATCTATAACTCCTGATCCATGTTCCACGATCTACATCGCCGTAAAGGTCAGGGGCCGATCACGAATGACGACTTCAACCTTCTTCTAAGGCGGCTGCAGGGCACTGTCATCAGTCCCGGCCCCGGCATGTTCATGCGCCGCTCCGAGCATGGCACCACTCTCTGGACGAAACCGCCCTGGATGCTCGCCGGCCGATCCACCTCGTGCCCGTTTGGCGATGTCTACAGCAAGGTCGCGGATGGTGATACCGATCCGAGCCCGTTTCTACGCGGCGGCATCGTATCCGGCGGCACCGGGAATATCACGGTCGATGACTTCAACCTTGGCACCGACCCGATGGAGGATGGGCTGCGGTTCTGGGTGAAGGTATCGTTTACGGCACTGGTGGACTCCGGAGTGCTACTGATAGGCGGCAATGTCACCGCGGCTGAAATCGATTTCGGCGACTCCCTGCCCGATAACGACCCATGCACCAAGGATGCTCCCGCCGGCACCTACTACGTGGATTTGGGCGACTGGCAAAACCAAATCTTCCGCCCCTCATCCTGCGGAAACATTACCAGCTTCACCCAGTGCAAGGGCACACCGGGCTGGGCGCGTGGAGTCTGATCCATGGAAGACATCGAGACGCTCGACGACTGGAACGCTTACGACACCGCCTGCGGCTGTTGCCCGATGCCGGCTTGTCCGGCCCCGGTTCTCCAATGCGAGATTCACGCCCTGGAGATCTATCCCTGCGGTGTTCAGATTGCGTCGTTCCTGATCCCGAACAAGCCATCGAACTGCGTCATTCTCTCGCAGTTTTTCAAAACGTTCGTTCACACGATCACTTACAACCGCACCAAAACGGTCATCTCCTCATTCGGCGGGATCACCAATACCACCACGGAAGTCTGGGAAAGCGTCTGCAAAACCACCGATACCTATGCTTATGGCACCCGGCCATCGTCCGGTTCGGATTCAGGGTCGGGCATGGATGGCGGCGGTGTTACCTCAAGTTCGTCGGATGATTCACGTGCCTGCTATTTCACGCGCCTGATCGAACCAGGCACCGCCTTCAGCGACTATAGCTACAATTACGACTATTCCGGTGATCCGACCGACCTTCCCACGGGGACCAAGCTGACCCAAAATGACCATCGGACTCAGAGCTACCACGGTGATCCGGTTTTCAACCGCCACACCGGCTGCGAGTCGAGTAATACCATCAGCTACCACGGTGCGCCATCGTGGACCGATCACGTTCACAACCGGTGCCCCGACTGCGGCCCACAAGGGCTCGGTGAGCGGCTTATCGAAGGCACCACCATCACTTACACCAGCACGACGCATGAACACACCGGTGACACGTCGAACGGCACCACGGATGAAACGGCAGTCTCCGATTCCTATGAGTTTTCGAACCCGGTTACGGTCGGAGACTTGGAAGCTGAGTTGAATTTGAGGTTTGCGGCCTGGTTCTACACGGGGACGCCTACAGGGGGCGGTTGTTCCGCAGATCGGCACCTCACTCTTGCCACTTGCGACACGGATTCGGATTCCGAAAATGAATCGGTTTCGGACGGTGACGAGACAGGCCTTCTCGACTGCCCACAGGCCTTGTCGGCTTCGCGGATGAAATACCGCCACATGATCCCCATCGAGCACACCGGGGATATCATGAATATGGACTGGCAGGAGGTGCGCTTTCCCGAGGGCTACGATCCGACCGACCGGAGTTCTCCTCAGCCCTCCAGGAGTGAGGCCGTGGACAAGCACTATGTGTGGCATGGCCCAGCCTCTGGCGACCAGTCGGACCCATCCTGGTATACCCCGTGGTCCAATGAAATTTCCATCGACAGCGGAAACGGCTCGATCCGCATCGTGAATCTGCGGATCACCTGCTACAATTCACCGTTTGGGGTGAAGCCCCAGTATATCGGAGAGCAATACATCTGGGATGACACGGATTCAGATTCTGATTCCGATGGAGACTGATCCCTTCGCCCCGCCGCCCGGGCACGTGCCGCTGCCACTTGCCAAAAAACTTCCGGCCAATCGGCCGGCCATGGTCCGCATGCGGCTGAAGGGGTCAGCCAACGAGGGTCATCTTTACCGTGGCCAGCACCTTCACACGCCATGCATCGGGTGCGGGGGAAGGGCGCCATCCAGTTCGTCATCCACCGGGATTTTTCGTCCAACGATTTCCGGGGAAGTCTCCAAGTCTCTGAAAACCCTCGTCTACACGCTTCGTTACGGTGAGCCGGATTGGATCCTCGCCTGTGCCCCAACCCTTGATGTGTGGTGCTCCCGGCACCATCTCCCGTTGAAAGTGGTCTCCACCTGGCCGGAGGACTACCCCAGTTCGAAATTCGTTTATGTGGACCTCTTGCGCGAGTTTCTCGCCAGCACGGCTGATCGGGCACTCTTCATCGATGCGGACGTCTACATTCATCCGCTCGCGCCGATGATGGCGCTTGAAGCACCCGGACTGCACGCTCGCGCCGATCTTCCAGCCTCGACCCCACGATGGGCTGACTGGTTGGCACGTCACTATACCGGGCAGGACTTCTCAACCCACACTTACCGGCAGGCCGGCGTCTGGTCCTGTGATCGGGAGTCGGCTCGGATGATCCTGGCAGAGGCTGATTCTTCCTCAATGATCAAGGGATTCATGGAGCAACACCAGTGGAACGTGTGGCTCGCCCGGGCTGCAGCGAAGGGGATGCCGCTAGTGACGCTGCCCGATGGCTGGAATCGCCTGCCCCATCGTGAGCATGATCCTGCCTGGTTCTTTCACCTGGCTGGATCGACCAAAATGCAGGACCTGCAGTCCGTACGCGATCGCCATCAGCTTCCGGCGGTTCCCGAACCGGTGAGGCGGATTGAGAATCCTCCAGACGATCCCCTGGCCATCGTCTACCCTTGGCTTTCAACTGCCGCTGATTGGGACGAACTTCGGTATTCCCTTCGATCCGTGGAAGCTCATTTTACTGATCAGGAGTGCCCGATCTACATCCTCGGCGACAAGCGGCCCGATTGGTTGGCAGCGAAGAGCGGCCGCGTCAGATTCATTGAGTCTCCGACTTACGCCGCCGCCCTCGAAACCGGACTTCAGCTCGCGCGACAAGTCATCTGGATGAACGATGACATTTATCTGCTCAAAGAGTGCTCGGCTGAATACCTTGGCACGCCACTGGTTCGAAAAACCGACCGCGTTGGAGACGCTCTCCGGTGGGCGCATGGGCGGAATGCCTATCGCCGTGGCAAGGCTCGTGTTGTGCTCGCGCTCCATCATCTTGGCATGGATCGGGTCGCTGATTTTTCGACCCATACCCCCTATTTGTATGAAAGGGGAAAGGCTATCCAGACATTGGAGGCTATCGGGCTGTTTCATAAGATACCCTTTGAAACCGCCTACTATAATCACCATCGGATCACTGGCCGGGATCAGGGTTCGGCCAAAACGGATAACCTGACCAATGCGGCTGCCCGCTATCTCAATCACAGTGGCCGCACTCTCAACGCCGTGCTGAAGCTGGGCATTCAACGCCTGTTTCCCACCCCGTCCCCATGGGAGACGGTTGACGCCCCCGCGTCCCCATGATCTCGGCCAAAGTCGATTGCTCCGGCATGTTGGATGCCATGGGAGACTTCGCGAAGCTCACCCGCAAGGACATGCAGGTAGAGATGCGCGCCCAGGCTGGCATGCTCATCGGTCACGTGATCGCCCTCACGCCCCCGGGAGGTGGAAAAGGCCAGGCAATGAGCATTCAGGGCGGGGTGAACATCAGCGCCAAGCAGCACGGTGAAAAGAGCATCGCGGCCGATATCGCCCGGATATTCCCGACCACCAAGGCCTCCGAAGCCGAGGTCCGCGGCTGGATCAAGAACGGCGTGAAAGTCAGCATCGGCAGCAACAAGCGCGCCGTGCTGGTGAAGGACATCGCCTTCTCGATTGCAAAGATGAAACAAGTCCACCAGCTCGCCCGGAATCCAAGGTCCGGACGCGTCACGGTTGCCGGGGGCGACAACTGCGCATTCACCACCAGCGCCCTGCTCAAGCAATACACCAAGATCGAGCAGGCGAAGGCCGGCAAGCTCGCCGCTGGCTGGCTGGCAGCGGCGGATGAGCTGCGTACCTCGAAGCGCTACATGCCGGCGTGGATCACCCGCCAGGGGCGACGCCCGGGCGGCGTGGAAGTCATGGAGCGGGACGCCGGCACCGTCATCCACATGCACAACGATCAGACCTGGTTCCCAGGCGATATGACCGTTCGCGTCCAGTTCGCCCTTGATCGCCGGGAGAAAGGCATCCGCAAGGCGATGGACGCGATCATCGAGCGCCGCGGCAAGGCTGCCGAGAAAAAGCAGGGCGCCGGCGGCGTGAAGGGCGGTTGACAAGCGATCGCGCGGTGTATGCGCCTCTTCGTCGATCTCGATCTTCTCCAGCTCGTCCGCGCCCAGAATGACCGCCAGCCGGTCACCAATCTGGAATATAAGCGCGGTGATACCACTCCATTGGAAATCGGCTTCGTGCGCTCCGGCGTCCTCACGGCTCTGCCGACTGATGCTGTCCTGACCTTTGCCCTGAAAGTGAAAGGCCAGTATGACTCGGATCCGCTGGTCCTTTTCAATGACTTTACCGCCGGCACCGACCCGATCACCTACACCGGTGCCCCGAGCTTTAACACCGTCGAGCTCAACACGGCGTTGCACGTCGATAGTGACGGGACCAACGATCTGGCGTTCATCGATCTGATGGGCGAGCTGTCGTGGGCAGTGGCCGATGTGGATCCGGTTTCGATCAAGACGTTCACTGCCCGGGTGAACAACGATGTCGTCCGCGGCGATGAGGGGCTGCCCGTCAAATTGCCTGGACCGGCTGAATCCCGCATGCTCAAGCGAAAGGTCACCACGGATGAGACCACCACCGCCCTCACTCTGGATGGTCTGGACCTCAACGAGGACAACATGATCCCGCTCCCGGCCAATCAGGCGGTCCTGATCACCGGCACCGTTCATGTCCGCCATAGCTCCGGATTCACACGCGCCTGGAGCCTCGCCGCCCTCATCAACCGCGGCGATGGCGACGCCGTGTTCGTCGGCGACCCTACCCCTACCCTCATCGCGGGAGACGCCACTACCGACACCTACGATCTCGCCTGCGAGATCTCCGGCAGTGGCGATCGCTTCTTCATCGCGATCGAATCCAACAAGGCCCAGTGGTTTGCCAATCTGACCATCGTCCGGAATTCCTACGATGTCGCCACCGATCCCGACAGCGGCGGAGTCTAAATTTCCTAATCCGTGATCCCGCAACTCCCCACCTCGATCCCGACCAGCTTCACGCCCGATGATCCCGCCTTGCATCGGTTGATCAGGGCGGGCGTCATTTCTTCGGTCCGGAATTTTAGTTTCGCCTCTTCTCTGCCATCCGGCGCCACTCTCACCCGTGCGACTACCGGCACCCGTGTGAATTCCTCAGGCGTCGTCGTCACCGAGGCCATCGACGTTGCCCGCTTCGATTACGATCCCGGCACCCACGCCGCTCTCGGCCTGCTGGTCGAGCCATCCGTCACCAATCTCTGCCTCCAGTCGAATTCCTTCGATAGCGCTACCTGGCAGAAATCCCACGGTAGTGCGGCAGCCAATACCGTTGCCTCGCCCTCCGGTGCCACCGATGCCGACACGCTGACCCTCTCGACCACCGCCTACGACCTTTACCAGGCATTTACCGGCCTTACCCCCGGCGCGTTCTACACCCTCGCCCTCTGGGTCAAGCTCGGCACCGCTACCAACTTCGCCACGGTGGTCAATGATACCACGGCCTGGAATACCATCGCCGGATCCAAGACCTGGACTACCGCCGATGGTCTTTCCACCAGCGCCTGGAAGCGAATCAGCATCCGCATCATCGGCCCTGCCAATGGTAAGCTGAACTTCCACTTGGGTGCCCATGGCAACAGCGATGCTGCCCAGCAAACCGCTGGCACCGTCTTTGCGTGGGGCGCCATGCTGGTTACTGGCTCCATCGTCCCGCCGGACATCGCCACCACGACAGCAGCGGTCACCCGAGCGGCCGATATCCTCACACTGCCGCTTTCGGACGGGGTCTATCAAATCACCTACACCGATGCCAATGGTAGCCAGACCGCCGTCGATACCGTCATTTCCGGCCGCGTCTACCCTCGCGATGGCCAGAACCATCTCACCGGTATCACTGCCCTCCGCCTCCGCGCCGAGCCCGCGCTTGATACCGACGCCGCCACTTTCATCGCCGCCAATGGCCTCCGCCGTGCCGATGCCCGTGCCGCCCTCAGTGCCTTCGCCGTCGCGGTAAAAGCCTCCACCGTCCCATGGTCCGACGTCGTCGCCTGGCCGCTTGCCCCGCAGCGGAACAAGCTCACCGGAGCCACCATGGCCCCCTTCGGAGGCTGGACGGCTGCTCTCCAGACGGCCTCACTCAGCAATGAGTCATTGATGCGCACCGGCGATACCTACGGCCTCTACACCAACGACGGAAGCACGACTACCGCGTCCACGATGACGCGAGTCTCCATCCCCTCGCTGCCGCTCTCTGGGGATTACGGCTTCATTCAGCTCTGCCGCCCCCTCGGCAATCCGGCGGCCAATCGGGCCACCTATCAGGTGGGCAACATCTACGCCCTCCAGACCGGCTCCTGGACGAATTCGCTGCTGACCGACTTCGATTCCACCTTTACGCGCTCCTCGTGGTCCTCGCAGTGCAATGCGTATGGTCATGTCATGATCGGCTCTGGCCCGGCCGTAATGCTGGCCGAATACGGCAGCCGCCGTACGATTGCGGCCAACGATCACGGCACATTTACCGCCTATCTCGGCTCAAAGGCTGTCGCGGGAGCCGTTGGCAATAGCGACACCACCGGCTACCCGGAAATTATTCTCGAAGGAGCGGTGCTTCTCAACAACGCCACCGAAGCGAAGTGGAACACCCTCGCCGCCATCGCGAAGGCGACCCTCGCCGTTCAGGACAATAGACAACAAAATTTCCTGATCCAGCTCGGCCAGAGCCAGCCGGAAATCAACATGGCCATGCACTTCGATCGGCAAATTGCCATCGATTCCGATTGGCGCGGGCGAATGACGGTGGACTATTATTCCCGCAGCAATCAGCCCCTTTCCCAATGGATCGGGGCTGCACCATACGCACGCACCGGCTACTACCTCACCGATGTTTACAAGGGCGATGGAACATCCCTCATGGAGCTGCAAATTGCCCATGAAACACGCAGCAAGCGCCGCATCGTTCTTCTGCTTTGGCACGGTGAAGCGGGTGCTGGTTACGTGCAATCCGGAACCGATGCGGACAAGGATTTTCAGGCCAACACCTATCAGGATCAACTGAATGCCTTTCTCGGCTTCATCCGAGCGGACGTCGCGGCGATGGGGATGGAACTGAAAATCATCCTGTGCCAGATCGCCTGGATCACCGCCACCGGAAACGACCTGACCCGCACCAACACGGTGCGCGCCGCCCAGGCCGCTGTCGTCGCTGCCAATCCCGCCGACATGGTCCTGGTCGATACCACTCAATTCGAGCGCAATACCACTGATAACATGCACCTTGATGGAGTGGGTCGCCAACAGTTCGTCTCCACCGTCTGGCCTATCGTGAAATCCCTGTTGCCGCCCTGACCTGTTGACAGCGCCATCCCCCGATTATGGCCAGCGAACTCTATAACGCCACCGTTGCGGCGGGCGCCTATTCCACGGACATCACGGTCACTTCCAACGGCCTCGTCGGGGTGGTTTCTGATACCCCCATCCAGATCCATGATGTGAGCACGCTCGGTGGTGTCGAAAAGCTCACGCCCCTGCTGAAAACCCCGGCCGCCGGCGCGTTGTTCGTGCTTTCCGTCTCCGGCACCATCCGGATCTATTCGCTCGGCTCTTCGGCCTCCAAGGTGAAGGTGAACGCATGAACATTCGCCCCGCGATCATCGAGGCGGTGGCAGCATGGCTGGCCAATGGCTACACCGGCCCGGTATCGATCCGGAGCGAAGTCGCCGGCGAGCTGCTCGCGCCACCCTATGGCGTGGTCCGCATCGGCACGGCCGCGCCGCTGGCCCCCGGTGAACCGGTCTGGGAAGTCACCGTGCTGATCGCGGTCTTTCACGATTACGATTTCAGCACCGCTGCCGATGCCGAGGCCCAATCCGGCGTGCTCTTCGCGAAGATGGACGAGAAGGATGCAGATGGTGGCGACCAGTACGCCGCCTTCGTGGAATTCTGCGAAGGCCGCGGCCTGGCGGTCTCGATGATGCAGCCGGTGGAATCGAACTTCAGCACGACTGAGGACCGCTGGCAAAACGTGCTCGGCGTGCAGATGATCGCCTGTTTGTGATTTGACTCCGTTTGCCCGGGATATGTCAGCGAGCATCAAAGGCAGAATAGTATCGTTTGGGATCCCGGGTAGCCTCGCTACCAAGGCCCACACCGTGACCACCTCCGGCATCCTTCAGGGAGCCTCCGTCAATGGCGGCGGGGAAACCGGCACCGTCCAGGACGAGGGGAACGACACCGTTACCCGCATCGATTCCAAGGCGGAGAACAAGATCAACTTCGAAATTCTCTGCGAGCCGGATACCGAGATGCCCGCCAAGGGGCAGGAAGTGACCGGCCTCGGCACGATCGACGGGATCGACTTCGACGCCGGCCGCGTTTTCGTGGACGATCCGAAAACCGACTACAGCAACAACGCGGTGAAGAAGATGTCCTTCGCCTGCACGCATTACCCGATGATGCCGGCTGACACGGATTGATCGTCATGACCAATCTCGAAGTCATCGCGGCGGCGGCTGAGGAAGCCGGCCGCCGCACGCCTCCTACCGTGCTGGAAGCCTTCGCGGGTGCCACACCGAGAGTCTTCGGCCGCCCGATCCGCCCGGTCTCGCTCGGGGCTTGGATCGCGTTTGAAATGATCGGCCATCCTTTCGTGATGGGGAACGAGGCCGTCGAGATGTATGACTTCGCCTGTGCCCTCTACATCCTGAGCGCTCCGTCCGAGGAAGTGCTCGATGCGATCCAGGCCGGAACCTTCCGCCACCAGGTGCTGCAGGTGGCCGATGCCGTGCAGGTGACCGACCTTGAGGTTTCCCTCGATCTGCTGAAAAGCCACCTCGCCAAGGCCTTTGGCACGGCCATGCCGATGCGCCAACCCGGCGAAGCTCAAAAAAAAACGGCGGATTCGGATTCGTCCTGACACTCCTCACCAATAGCTGTGCCACCTTCGGCTGGACCGTGCGGTACGTGCTCCATCAGGTGCCCCTGCTCCAGCTTTTCGCGCTCTCCGCCTGCCACGCCTGGAGCAAGGGCCTCGAACCCGAGGGCGAGAACTACGAGGACCGGGAAATCTGCCGCCTCGTGACCCTGGCCAAGGCCGCGCGCGTTGACTGATCCCGTTTCCCCATGGCTGGCACCAACATCACCATCGGCGCGGATCTATCGGTTTTCGCCCGCCTCAAGGCCAAGGCCTCCGAGACCGCCAAGCACGTTCAGGACGCCTTTGTGTTCCGCGCGGGCCAGAAGATCTTCGACGGTGCCCTTGAGCAGGTGAAGAAGCTCCCTGACGCCATCAAGGAGGCCGTCGACATGGGAGCCAAGCTGCAGGACATGATGAACCGCACCGGGGCCAAGGGGCAAGGCCTCGTGGTCCTCCAGCAGATGTTCAAGAACGCTGGCAGCGAGGCCGAGGCCGTTCCGAAGGCGCTCAACAAGATGCAGAAGGCCCTCGCCGGCGTGAATGAGGACGGCGAGCCGACCGGCAAGGTCTTTGCGGAAATCGGCCTGTCCGTTTCCGAGCTGATGGCCATGGATCCCGCCCTGGCATTCGGCAAGGTTGCGGAAGCGATCGCCCGCATCGAAAACCCAGCTAAGCGCTCGGAAGTGGCGATGCGGATCTTCGGCAAGACCGGCGGCGAGCTCCTCGCGGTGATGAACAATCCCGAGGCCTTCGCGGAAGCGCAAAAGCAGGTCGGAGGCTTGGCCGATACTCTCACGGAAAATGCCGCCGAGTTCCACCGCCTCAAGGACAATGTCGAGGCCCTGCACATCAAGGTCCTCCAGCTAGCGGCCGGACTCATGTCGGAGCTGGCACCCGCCCTCGATGGAGTTGGCAAGAAAGCGGCCGGCACGGACCTGACCGGTTATGGCAAAGGCATCGGCACCGCCGTGAAAGCCACGGTTGAGGGTGGGGCGGATATTGTGAAGTTTCTGGACAAGGTTTCGGGCGTGAATCTGATCCCGGCCATTCATGGCATCGTATCCGATCCGGCTGGAGCCATCTCGTCCCAGAATCAGAAAAACCGGGACGATCTCGATCCTGCCAAAATCGCCAAAGAGGCGGTGAAGCCGGAAGACATTGCGAAAAAGCTCGAGGAGTTGGAAAAGAAGCGGGCTGAGCTGAAAGAGCTGGCGGCTCAGGTGATGAACAATCCCGATGTCGATCCGGCCGAGATCTCCAACGCGAAAGTGTCTCTGGAAAGCGGGCTGACTGAACTCGACGCGATCGCCAAGAAGCTCCGCGGGGTGACGAAAGAGCAGATGGCCGCGAACCAGGCAACGCGTGACGCCGCGATGGCGGAGGCCGAACATGCAGCCCTGATCGATAAAACTGTGAAGGCTTACGAGGCGCTTTCCCAGCGGCTCGAAGAGGCCAAAAAGAAGACGATCGAGCGCGCCGGCAATCGTGAATCCTCGGACACCGGGCAGGTGACCGAGGCGCAGATGAATGCCGCGAAAAAGGAGCTGGCCGACGTGCAGGCGAAGTTCAGCCAGCCGGTCAAGGACCTGATGGGTGCCGGGTTTTCCGGAACTGGCATTGCCGACTCGATCAAGAACGATCCCGATCCGGTTCGCCGCGATAGCGACACCAAAAACCTCATTCAGGCGATGGAGGCTGCCGATCGGCTGGCCGATCTCCAGAAAAAGCAGGCAGACGAGGCCGCGAAGCTCGCGAAGAGCCGTGAGGAAGCCACGGCCACGTACGCGTCGGAACTGGCGATCCTCCAGGCGGATATCGCCGGCAGTTCCGAAAAGGTCCGCCAGCTCAAAAAGGAGGAAGAAATCCGCACCAAGATTGCCGAACTGGTGAAGGCGGGGATCGCTAACACCTCGGTTGATGGAAAGGACGGCGAGGCTACTCGCCGCGCCAAGGCCCTTGCCGATGCCAAGGAGCAAGCGGTGCGCGCCGGCGCGGTGCGCGCCGCCCAAGGAACTGTTCTGGATGCGGAAGCCCTTGCCAAGGGCACCCGCAAATCCCTCGGGATGAAAAACCCTCTCGATTTCTCACCGGAGGAAAAGCGGGCGATGGAAAAGCGTTCCAAGGAACTCTTCGACTCGGGTGGACTATCAAAAGACGAGTCCGACAATGCCGCCCGGAATGAGAACCTGCTCGATAAGCTCAAGGAGGTTCGGTCCAAGTCGGACGGCCTGCAGGTGCGGTCCTCGGTTAGCGCGGTCGATAGCATGCAGCGCATCGGCGGCGGCGGCGGCGTGGCCTCTAACGGTCTCGACTACGCCAGGCAGATGGCCGACTACCAGCGCCAGACGGTGGAGATCCTCACGGCCATGCACGGCAAGATGCCGGGGCCGATCTGAATTGACAGGGAGGCTCTCGCATCATGAGGGCCTTCCTGCTTCCGATCCTTGCCGCCGTGGCCGTCGCCATCCCCGCCTGCGTCACGTCGTGCAGCCCTCTCGGCAATCCCCCACCGCGGGCGATCATCGTTCCCAAGGCCTCCAAGCCCGTGAACCTCGCTCCCGCCGTCGCCAGCGCCGCCAAGGCCAGCGCCCAGGGTAAAGCCGCCGGCGATGCCATCACGTCCACCGGCAAGGCCGTGCAGGACGCGGACGCTGCCATCGAGAAAGCCCAGCCGCTGGCCGATGGCAACAGCGAGTTGATCGGCCTCCTCGCCGCCGCCCGCGCTGAAATCGCGATCGCCCGTGCCTCGACCGATCAGGCTGCCGGCCAGATCCGGCAGCAGGCTGTCACGATCGAAAGCCTCGGCCAACAGTTGCAGACGGCCTCGACCGATCTGGCGGCCCGTGATGCCGAGCTCGCCCAATACCGGCAGGCGCTGCCCCAGGCCAATGCCACGATTCGCGACGACGCGAAGGTTCAAAAAGCCATCCCCGGCCTGATCGCGGGCAAGGCCGCGAATGGCGTCTACAAACACGCGATCTGGTTCGTGGCCGGCGGGATCGTGATCCTGCTGCTGATCTATCTCGGCCTCAAGGCCGCACAGGCCTCCGCCCAGGTGGCGGCCAAAACCATCGCGCCTCCGCTGTGAAAAATCTCCTGCACCTGATCTGGTTCATCCTTCGGCTTCGTGCCGGAGAGCTGGAGAAGGCCCCACCTGAAACTGAACCGAAACATTGATATGTCCGACCCCGTTCCAACTCCCATCCCGGCACCCGCTGCCGCTCCTACCATCGTCACCCCCAGCGGTGTGATTGCGGCACCAGCTGGCCCCGTCGCCAAGCCATCCCTGATCGGCGGCATCGTCACCGGCATCAAGAACGACGCCGAGCGCACCGATGCCTTCCTGAAGAAGATCCCCCTCGTCAGCTACGTCCGCCGCTACTGGCTGATCCTCGTGCTCCTCGCCGGTGCCGGCTATCTGGCCCTCGACGACAAGCTCTTCGCCTTGATCGGCACCGCCATCTACGCGCCGGCTCTCGTGCTGATCGCTGCCCTCGCCGGCCTGCTGATCCGTCACATCATCAATGCCGACACGGCGGATCAATGCATCCATTCCGGGGAATACGATACGACCTGGAAGACCGTTCTCACTGCCAAGGAGCGCCTCATCATCACGGTCGTCCTCGGCATCGTCTATTTCCTTGGCGCGTGCCTGATCGTGGCCGCCGTCGCCAAGTAACAACCGCGGGGAGCAGGCGCACGGACGGCCCCATGTGCCGCCCGGTCCGGGTTCGATCCCCGACCCTGCAACCACAGTCCGCTTTCCTATGACCGCCATCCTCAAGCTCCTGGTCGCCGCGCTCGTCATCGCCGGCGTTTCCCATCTGCCACCGGTGAAGTCGCACCCGGCGACGCTAAATGAGCAGCGCTGGGCCTCGGCACGGATCCGCCCGGCCTGGACGATCTCGCTCGACAAGGCCGTCTTCCGTTTCCAGCGGGATCGTGCCCGGTACCACACCATCGAGGCGATGCGCCCCCACGGCATGCCCGCCGCGGTGATCTTCGGCCTCCACGGCCGCGAGAGCTCGTGGGACTTCTCGAAGCACCTCCACGAGGGCAGCCCGCTCACCCATCGCACCCGCGACGTGCCCAAGGGCCGGCCGCTCGGCAATCCACCCTTCACCTTTGAGCAGAGCGCGGAAGATGCCCTCTACATCCTCAAGCACGAGGACCGGGTGACCTGGTCGAGCATCGATGCCGCCCTTTCCGCGATCGAGGCCTACAACGGCACCGGCTACCTGCGGTATCATCCCACGGTGCCGAGCCCGTACCTCTGGTCGGGCACCCAACTCTACGGCCGCGGCAAGTATGTGTCCGATGGCCGCTTCAGTTCCACCGCCGTGGACGAGCAGCCCGGCGTCGCCGCCATCCTCATCCGCATGCGTGACCGTGGAATCCCCCTGCCTTTCTGACGAGCCCGAGCCAATGACCCAGGACTCCCGCCTTACCAAACTGGAAAGCGCCGTCGCCGGTCTGGCGGATGGCCTGAAGCAATTCGTGGATGAGTCCCGGGAATACCGGTCCCAGCAACGCGAGGAGAGTAAGGCCATGTGGGAACACGTGGAAAAGGGCCGGGCACGCATCACCTGGCCGCTGATCGTCGGCATCGGCGGTTTCGTGCTCGCCGCCGTCTCAGCCGCCGCCAGCGTCGGCCATGCCTTCATGGAGTCCCGCGCCAAGCAACTCGAAATCCGCGAGGAATACGCCGAAAATGAACGCGAGCAACTCCGCCACCAGATCGAGCGCCTCGAAGACCGTAACGCGGCAATGATCGCAAAAGCGCCTTAA